CATTAGTAACCCTACTGATAATAAGCGGCGTACTGTAAAAAGATGGATGAGAACACAGGAGTTTAAATCAATGGTAAAAGATGAATTAAAAGAAGTATTAGCAGAAAAAGGTCATAATAGGTCAAAAACGATTGACTTACTAGATCAAGCTTTAGAAATGGCTAAAGAAAAGAAAGATATAACAAACTTTCTTAGAGTTGTAGAGAATATACAGGATATGTTGGGTATGAAAGACAAGACTGTAACTAAAACAACTACTCAATTAGAGGCTACAGCTACAAGAAAGCTTTTAGATGAGATAAATGAAGAAGAACAGCATTTAAAGGGCACCCAAACTAAAATAGAGGCTAAGACATCTACAGATGAAACCTAAAAAACCTACAATGAAACAAGTTTCAGAGCATATTTATAAAACAGATGTGCTTATTGCTAGTATGATGCTAAAGATTCAAGAGTTAGAAAAGAAAGCTCATGAACCTAGAGACTTTGTATGTTGTGGTAAGTGCGGATGCAAGTTAAAAAAAGATGAATGATTTCGAAGAAATCTATGCTAAGAAACAGGCTCTTAAAAAGTTATTTAAAAATATTGCCTTATTTGGTCGCACTTGTTTTCCTACAGCTCTTCGGAAAGCCACTCCACCATTTCATCATGAGATTTATTCCAATTTAAGAGACAGGAGTAAGAAAAGAGTATTAATAGCAGCGCCTCGTGGTACAGCTAAATCTACAGTAACATCACTTCTACTACCACTGCATCGCATAGCCTTTAAACACGAAGACGACGAAGAGTTTATCGTGATCATATCTGAATCACAGGCGCAGTCTATTAACTTCTTGTCTCGTATTAAATACCATTTAACTCATAGCCAAAGGTTTAAAGACTTATTTGGAGATATGGGACCTAATACTGCTAAAAGATGGACAGCTACAGATGTAGTAACTGCCAATGGAGTGCGTATAGTGGCCGTAGGTACTGGACAAAGAGTTAGGGGTTTTATTGAAGGAGATACAAGACCAACATTAATTATTGTAGATGACTTCGAATCAGAATTAAACGCGTTTACGCAAGAAGCGAGAGCTAAAAATAGAAAGTGGATGACAGAAGCCGTGATACCATCATTATCCGATGAGGGTCGTATTGTTATGATTGGTACAGTAATATCAGAAGATTGTTTCTTATATTGGGCTAAAGATTCTCCAGCATGGAATACTCTATGGTATTCTATCATAAATGATGATGGCTCTCCAATATGGCCCGAAAGATTTCCTAAAGAAAGAATTGATGGTATAAAAGAAGAATATGCATCTGTAGGTAATATAAATGGATTCTATCAAGAGTACATGAATATAGCTCAATCCCCAGATGAAGCTCCTTTTAAACCAGAATGGATAAAATTACATCAATATGATTTTGAGCGAATAGAAGGACAACCTTGTTTGGTAAAAGAGACGGGAAGTGGTAAAGAAACTATCCCGATAGAGGTCTATGGAGGAGTAGACCCTGCATCTTCATTATCAGCAAGGGCTGACTTTTTTGTTATAGCTACAATTGGTATTGATCATGCTGGCAATAAATATGTTTTAGATATATATAGAAAGCATATATCCCCAGCAGAGCAGCCTGATTTAATAATAGAAAAGTTTAAAAAGTATCGACATAAAAAAATGAAGATAGAAACAGTTGCATATCAGGAAGCTTTAAGAGCAGCATGTAAAAAAAGAATGCTAGAAGAAAATCTGTATATTCCAGGGCTTGAAAAAGGTGTAAAGCCACGTACTCGTAAATCTGAGCGACTTTTATCTTTAGTTCCTATGTTTGCTAAAGGTGAATTTTTCTTTAGAAGTCAAGATACTGAAGCACAAGCTGAGTTTTTATCTTATCCAAAAGGTAAACATGACGATGTTATGGATGCAATATGGACTTCGTTGGAAGGAGCAAGACCAGCAAAGCTAAAATCACTTAATGCTGAAGATAAAGGCAGTAAGTTAAAGAAAGTTCTTGATTGGATGACCCTATAGTGCTTATATTATGATGCATACGACTATGCAATAATATGGGGGTATTAAGTTAGTGGCAGATTACGACGGTCCAGAAAACCAAGAGTCGATAGCAGATTCAACCAAGCGTTTATTTGATTTATACAAGAGAAAAAGAGATGTCTGGGAAACTCAAGCTAGAGAAGACCAAGAATACAGACTTGGTAAACAATGGACAACGGAACAGATTAAGGTACTAGAAGGCAGAGGTCAAGCCCCTGTTGTTGTTAATCGTATACATCCTGCTGTAGAAACAGCAAAAGCTTTACTAACTGCAAACAGACCTTCATTTAAAGTATCCCCTAGAGAAGATAGTGATACAAAAGTTGCTAATGTTCTCAATAATTTACTTACTTATATGTATGACCAATCAGATGGTAGGACTCAAATAAGACAAGCTATTGATGATTATTATGTTACGGGATTAGGTTATTTACAAGTATATCAAGACCCTTTAAAAGACGATGGAAAGGGTGATGTTTGTTTTAATAATGTAGATCCAATGGACGTCTATGTTGATCCTAATTCTAGAGATCCATTTTTTGATGATGCAGAGAATATTATTATATCTAGAAACTTCACAAAAGAACAGGCCAAATCTTTATATCCCCAATATAAACAAGCAATTGATGCAGCCTCTAGTTCTTATGATAGTGATAGTATAATAACAGGTCGTAGCGACGATACAGGAGTAACATTTCCTGGAGATATTGATACATTAGCAGAAGGTGACCATGAATATGTAAGAGGTTATGAACGTTATTACAAAGTGCAAATTAATATGTACAGGGTTCATGAGACATATACTGGCAAAGAATACCGATTTAATGAAGAAGAGTTCCAACAATACATTGGTCAAGAAGTAGGTGTTCTTAATGGAAAAATCATAGAAGGTTCTGATAATATAAAGAAATTAGAAGAGCAGCAGTCTCAAATGAAACAAGAGATGCTTGATAAAAACCTTAAAATGATTGAAGAAGATATACATCGTATGTCAGAAGAACTTGAAGTTCAGTATATGGAACAAGAAAAGCAGTTTATGGAGCAAGTTCAAGTAGGCAATATGCTTCCTGACAGAATGGAATTAGAACTTGGCAATTTAAGAGAGGCTATAGATAAGCAAATCTCAGACGCTAAAGAGAATGCAATGATTCAAGCAGGACAAGTTGTAAATATTCCAGGTATTGAAATCACATCTAAAGCTGGTTTAATAGCACAAAAGATGATTGAGGCAGTACCAGTTCAAATAAAGCAAGTAAAGCAATGCGTAGTAATGGGAGACACTCATATCTACTCAAGGATATTACCAACTAGTAATTATCCTATAGTACCAATTGTTAATCTTCACACTAGAACACCATATCCTATGTCAGATGTAAGAATGGTAAAAGGTTTACAAGATTATATAAACAAAACTAGGTCATTAATCATAGCTCATGCTACAACAGCAACTAATATGAAGGTTTTAGTTCCTTCTGGTTCTGTAGATATGCGTGAATTTGAAGAAAAATGGGCACAACCTGGTGTTGGTATTGAGGTAGATTTTGACTTGGGGCAACCAGTAGTTGCTAGTCCAGCTCCTCTTCCTAACGAGTTGTACAATAACGAGCAGACGGCCAAAAACGACATAGATCACCAGCTTGGACTCTACGAAATGATGATGGGTAACTCTCAGGCTGCCCCACAAACTTATAAAGCCACTATATCACTTGATGAATTTGGTCAAAGAAAGATTAAATCAAAACTAGCTGATATAGAAGGTTCTTTGCAAAGAGTAGCAAAAGTAGCTATTCAAATGATGCAAGAATTATATCAAGAAGAAAAAATATTTAGAGTTGTTAACCCTAATAACTCATTAACAGAATTTGCAGTAAATAAAAAGCTATATGATGACAAAACTAATGAAATCAAGATAGCAAACGATATTACCGTAGGCAAATATGATGTTGTATACGTATCAGGTTCGACACTTCCAAGTAATAGATATGCGGAACTCGAATTTTATATGGATGCATACAGTAAAGGTATTATCGATAAAGCAGAAGTGCTTAAGAAAACAGAAGTTTTCGATATGGAGGGCGTACTTAAAAGAACAGATACAATCGAACAACTTACTTCACAAGTTGAACAACTTGGTAAACAGCTCAAGAAGATGGGTGGAGACATGCAGACTCTTGAAAGAGAGAATGTTCACCTTAAACAGAAAGTTGAAGTCGAGAAGTTTAAATCTGATTTAGACCAAGTTAAGAACAAGTCTAAAATGGCTGGTACTTTATTTGAAAAAAGATTAGATGACAACTTATCTATGTTAAGAAAAGACGCTCAAGATGCAATTAAAGACAAACAAAAAGACTCACCTTCTTCCGCATCTAAGAAGCAGTCTAAAAGTAAGAGGAAATAATAATGGAAGCTAATGAGAATATGGCTCCACAAGCCCCTGCATTTGAGCAGGAAATAGTGGACACCCAAGAATCGTTACAAAACGCTGATAACTCATTTGAACAAGCAATGGGATTACCTGTAATGGACAAAGATGTTGTACCTCAAGAAAATGAAGCACCATCACCTACCGTTTCAGCTCCTAATCAGGATTTTACTCAAAATGAAGTAACTCCTGATAATAATGAACAAGTAAGGTATCAGTATTGGCAGTCAGAAGCTGCTAAACTTAAAAATCAGTTAGATGAGGTTAAACAATACCAACCTATGGTTGACTATTTAAGATCTAACCCAGAGGCCGTGCAAAGTATAACGCCAGGTGGTAAGGCACCAGCGGAAGCTGCACCAACAAGTCAGGAGCAAGAGGAGTTTCCTCCTCCACCTGCTAAACCTGAGCAACCTAGGGGTTTCTCGAGAGATGAGGCGATAGCTGATCCTACTTCAGATAGCGCAAAGTTTTTAGATGATGTTGAAAAGTGGAGAGATGATATGATGCAATATAATTCTCTTGCTTCTCAATATGAAATAGCTACAATGCGCGAATCGTATAACAAAAAGTTAGAAAAGTTAGAGAATATAGAGGAAGATAGACAAAAAGCAGTAGCTCAACAGCAAGAGATGAACAATGTTAGGCAATATGTTGGCTCTAATTATGATTTAGGAGAAAACTTAGACGATTTTATTACGACTATGAACGACCCTAAATCTATAAATATGGATGATTTAGTAGGTTATTATAAATGGAAAAAAGGTGTAGCAAACGTTCAACAAGCTGCTCCTCAAAAGACAGTTCCTGCTAGTAATTCATTTAGACAAGTACAACGTGCTCAATCAGTTCCTCAACCTATGGGAGTTCAACCTGCTCAGTCTAATGCCCCTTCTGATCCAACGGATAACTTTATGGATGCGATTGTAAACTCAGATAACAATACAAACATTCTCTAGGAGGGAATAATAATGGCAGAATATCCTAATGGATTAATAAAGACTCAGACAGCTGGCCAAACATGGACAGGTGATGTGAGCATAGATAATGTCAGAAGAACGTTTGGAATTGGTGATAAAGTAGCAGAATTAGCTCCTCAAGAATCAATTTTCTTCTCTTATTTATCTAAAATCGGTAAAAAACCTATCGATGAAACAGTTTGGAAGCCTTTGGAATATCGTAACCAATGGCAAAGACGTAACTTCTCATTTATGGTAGAAGCTGCAACAAGTGCTACAGGCGATGAATCTGTAGATGAAGCAGAAACAGCAGGTCTTAAAATATGGTGTGATTACAATAAAATGGGTCAGCAAGATAGCGCTAAGCAATATGCTCCTATTTTTCTTGTACCAGGTCAAATCTTAAGACTAAATGGTGTAGCGTATAAGTTTGAAGGCGCTGCTTCTGATGTAAGTTATTACACAGAGTCAGCAACTGATCACGAGATTGCTTCAACATTAGCAGCTGCTTCAACTACTGACAAAGGTTACGCAAAAATACCTTTAGCTAAGATAGTAAAAGTAGAAGATTTTTCTACTGCTTATACTGGAACAGCTGATGAAGTATTAAAAGGTCAAGTAATTGGATCACAATGGGCTGAGGCATCTGGTGCTCCTGATGGATTCAGAGATGAACTTACTAACGTTGAGTTCTTTTCTCAGATATTCAAAACAGCAGTTCCTTTAATGTCTGGTTCAACAATG